TCAGTTCACCTCTATCGGAAATTCAAATCGCGCCACAACACGGCGCCGCCATGGGGCGCTTAGCGGGCTTTCGGTCACACCATGACCGCTGTATGCATGGATGAAACTGGCATCCCGCCCGGTCCGCGCCATCAGCCCCAGATGCTTGGCCACCGCGCCATTGCGCATGCGAAACAGCAGCACATCGCCCGCAGCCTCAGCGTCCGGAGCTTTGAGGTGCAGGTGCCGAAGCGCTGCCTTCCACAGACGCTCGTCGCCTTGCGGTTCTGACCAGTCCATCGAATAGGCCGGGATCGTTTCGGGCTCTGGCCCCAAGACTTCTCGCCAGACGCCCCGTAACAAACCAAGGCAGTCACAGCCCGCCCCTTTGACCGCATTTTGATGAACATAAGGCGTGCCAACCCAACTGCGCGCTGCGGCTACGATCCTGTCCGTTGAAGATGTCATCGCAAAGATCCACCCGAGTTCACGCCAGACGCTTTTGGTACGGCCATCACCCAATCCTCGTTCGGGAGGTCAGGGAAGCCTTGGAAATTCAGCAAGTTGTTGAATTTCAGCCGACATGTCTCCATCCGTTTGTCACAGCCGGCGATCAGTCGCACTTGCGTCTCTGCAGCCACATTCCCACGGATCGGCTCCCAGAGTTCGACCTCTCGCCGGGTGCCAAGTTTGCGGTCATGCTTGATCATGCCCCACAGACCCGACGCCGACCCCTCAAGGACCTCAAGCCGCCCCCTGGCAAACCAACCGTCATCATACCCGGGCAGGTTCTCCCACCGAAAGCTGCGCCCCCCATCACAGACTTCGACCGCCAGCATGGTGCTATAGCCCTGGGTTGCCAGATCAAAACCGCAAGCCACATCGCCCAAAACTGCAGAGCACGGTTTTTGGTAGATGCGACCCAAGGGGCGGTTGAGCGCTTCGGTCAATCCACGCAATTCTGCCCTGAACGCCCCGCCAGAGCGCTGCATTTCACCGATTGATCCACGAAACAGAATGACACGTTGTCCAAGATCCGCCCAGTTCACCCGCCAACACGTCACCTGCGCCCCATCAAACCGCCCTTGTTCAATTTCGTCTTCACGGATGGCGGAATGGCTAAGTGCGCCCATGGCCTCGGTGTTATCCACCGACAACCCAGTTGTTTGCGACAGCGCACGCGCGCTCAATCCACTGTCAGCACGAAACGCTATCCCCTCAAAAGACAACGCCATATCGTGATCGGTAAAGGCCAAGACAACACCATCGCGCCGCTTGATCGCCCAAGCATGGCACAAGCTGGTCAGCCCCGTCTTCAGATGCGCGGCAAGCCCTTCATTGAAAACCGCCATCAGACCCGCACCTCGATCACCGGCACGTTTGGCACTTGGCCCGCCTGAAAGCTGGCAACACTGACCAGAATTCGATCCGTATCAAAGCGTACCGGCACGTCAAACTCAAAGCCTGCGGAAACCACCAAACCGCTGTCGGGCGCGTTGGCAAACCGAACGATCCCGGTGGCGGTGTCGATCTCATAGTCGATGCCTTCTTGCAGTTCATCCTGCTCAACGCCGACACGCACCGTCCCCTGAACCGGCTTCGTAATCGGGCGACTGTAGCTGTGACCACCCGACGCATAGGTCTTGATCAATTGAAAATCAGTCTGTTCCCCATCACCGAAACCAATCATCTGATCATCAAAAACCACCCCAGGGGCCGAGCGGCAGGATTTGAAATCCGCCCAATCCTTCCAGCGAAACCCATACATCTGCCCATAGCGTGCCTCGAAAAACGCTGTCAGCGCTTGCACGTCATCAATCGAACGCATCCCCAGGCCAGCGTCATAAACACGCCGCGAATGAGCCCAAGGTGTGTTACGTTCCTCAAAGCCGTTGGCAAGCGTGACAACATCAGTGCGCCGCTGCGGACCACCGACCGAGCCAAAACTCAAGGTGGTTGGAAATCTCACATCATGAAAACTCATATCGGCTCTCCTTTACCGGTTGCGGTTGCCACTGTTCAGAACGCGGGACATTTGGGCGGCGATCTGGCTTTGACTGCGTTGGAAGCCCTGCACATCCGGGGTCGAGATATTCATCACCACTGTTGTACCTCCGCCACCACCACCTTTGACCCCCAGTTTGCCGTCAGGTCCGCGCGCCAATGGCATGATCGCTTCGGGCCCGGCTTCGCCCATCACGCCCATACCGCCGCGCATCGCAAAGGCCGTGGCGCTGTTGACAATGCCGCCCTGGGCAAAGGGCATGACCTTGCCTTGGGAAAACGGCGCGCCATTGGCGAAGGGTAGGATTCCTTGTACAAGCGATCCGACCCCATTGCTGATCAGCCCGCCGAAATGGTCAGTCACCGGCTTCATCGCGGCATTATAGGTCGTGTTCACCATCGACCGCGCAACGCTCGACAGCGCGTCCGACAGCTTGATCCCATCAAAAACCACCCCGTCAAAGGCACGGCGCAAGCCCCGGCTAAGACCCTTTTCCAACGTCGCAACATCTCGCCCCGTCCCCGCCAGTGCTGTCCTCATCCGGCGCAACTCAGCATCGAAACCGCTTACCAAAGTGCGGGTCTCTGCCAATGTGCCATTCAGCCGCTCTGCCCCGTCTCCAAGGCTCTCGAACGTTTCATCTGTCATCACATGTCCCTTTCCGGAATATCGGGATAAGCGGCCATCAAGGCCTCTAACCCTTTGCTCAGCAGCGGTACCTGCGCCCCTGTTGTGCCAAGCATCACCTGCAATTCTGCCGGGGTAAGCGCCCAAAATTGATCAGGCGTCAGTCCCAGACCTTTCAGCCCCGCCCGCACCAACGCCGGCCAATCAAGCCCCTTGGCGGTTGTCACGCAGGCAGCACGAAAGCGCGTGCCAGCAACTCAGCAGCCGCTTGCGCCGCTCCCATTGGGCCTCCTTCGATCACCGCCCCGCCCAACGAAGTTTCGCTGACCTCCATCCCGCCAGCCCGCAACCCCGCAACCAGCAAGCGCAGCACATCGCGGCTGGAAAAGCGGTTTGCTTCAAAACGCTCCACCAATTCCAGCAAGGACGACTGATCAAGCGTCTCTTCCAGCTCGGCCAAAGCGCCCAACGTCAGGCGTGCCACCTGTCGCTGCCCGTCGATGACCAACTCGACATCCCCTCTCCAAGGATTGGCCATCGCCCTAGACCCCCGTTTCTGGATCAACGTTCACATCCGGCATGAACCGCAACTGCCCAGCCGATTGCAGGCTAAGCTCATAGGTGGCCTCGCCGTTCAGCGTTCCCCCATATTCGATTGCAGCTACCTGAAATGGCCCTTCGATGATGCCAAAGCTGGGGATGACAATCTGGAAATCCGGCGTCAGCCCGTCAAAGAACAGCTGGCGGGCGCGCTCGTCCGTTCCTGCATCGCGAAACACACCAGACCCGCTGACCGCAGCAGACCGAACCCCCGCGCCCGCCAGCAACTCGCGCCAGCCGCCATCGCTATCAAGCGAGGTCACGTCGACCGGTTCCGCGTTGAAACTGATGCGCGTGGCACGCAGCCCGGCGATGGTCTCGAACTGACCGTCGCTTGTCATGTCTACTTTGACCAAAAGGTCCTTACCTGCTTGAACAGCCATCTATTGTCTCCTGAATTATCTTTGAAATGAAGGGCTCAGCCATCCTGCACACGCGCGCGGAACCGCATATCGATCTGGCGCACCTGTGCAGCGCTGATAAACTTTGCCGAGGCGCGTTCGAACCTGAGACTGATAAGGCGGCCACGGCTCAGCACCAGTTCGGCGTCGTGCAGAACATCACTGATTGCTCCGGCGACATCCTTGGCCTTGGCATAACCCGGCGCATTGCTGACAATCGTGATGCCGATGCGGTGAAATGCACCGCCGCCCGATCCGTCAGACGCATCCGCGACGTCTTCCTCGCCCAAGCGCACGTAGAGCGGCGGCACATCGCCAGCAGGTGCGGCATCAAAAATCGCATCCCCCACCAATGCAGCCAGCGCGCCATCCTCGGACAATACTGCAAAAATCGCGCGCTGCAGTGGGCCTGACAGGGCATAGCTCATACCGCCACCTCCTCTTGCACCTGACATGTCAGATAGCGGCCCTGCGGGTCACACTCGGTCACCGCTTGAATGCTGAAAACCCGACTTCCTTCGCGAAACCGCTGATACGGCTGGGGCCGCTCGACGCTGCCGGAAGGGGCGGCGCGCAAGGTGATCGCAAAGCCTGTACGGCTGATCGACAAACCACCAGACGTCGCTTCTCGTCCGCGGCGCGGAATGACTTCAGCCCAGATCTCGCCCAAAGCATCCCATGTCTCGCGGAATCCTCCTGCGCCATCGGCAATCCGGACAGGCGTCTCCAACACCAGCCGACGGTTAAGATGAGGCCGCTTCATTGTCCTACTCCAAACCCGACGCGAACAGTCTTGTAGCGCTCAATAAGGCTGCTGACCCCAAACGGCATGCATCCGGCACTCAGCCGGGTTTCATCGCGAAACTCATAATAGTGGGCAGCCAGCAAAAACACCGCTTGTTGCAAATCCGCAGGCACCTTGTCCCAGGTCACACCAAACCCGGCGTCAATGACCAAGACAACAGACCCCGCCGCGGGGATCATCGGCAGAACCGCACCTGTGGGGCGCAAAACAGGCCGCTGCGCGTCTCGCTCCAGCCAAAACCGCTGCAAGTCGACCACCGTTTCGGTTCCGTCGCGATCAACAATCCTGACGCTTGTGATCGAATGAACCGGGGCGACCGGCAATGTTTGACTTTCAGGGTTTCGCCAATGGCTCAAAGACCACTCAAAAGTGCGGCGTATCAATGCCTTGCCTGTCCGCGCTTCAATCGCGACCATGGCAGCACGCAAGAAACCGACCAGAACGTCATCTTGCAAAGTGTCGTTACCAAAGCCACTTCCCAAGCGCAGATGTGCCTTAAAGGCATCCACTGGCAGCGCTGAATTTGGCACGCTTGTCTCTTCGATCAACATCATGGAATGTCTCCAATTATCCCGTTCTTCCCCGCTCCCAAAAGGGACCCGGACGCGCACCTGGCTGCATTGCTCGGTCGGAGGGAGCAGCTAGACAATGCACCCAAACCATCGGCACGCGCCCGGACCGGGGCCAAGTCGCCCCGGCCCCGTGTTCGACGCCGCTTTACGCGGTGCCGAATTTCAGAAGCTTGATCGCAGCAAAATCGCTGACATCACCGCCGACGCGCTTGGTGGCATAGAACAACACATGCGGCTTGGCGCTAAACGGATCGCGCAAGATGCGCAGATCGGGGCGCTCGGCCACGGTATAGCCCGCCGCGAAATCACCAAACGCGACCGAAAACGCGTCCGTCACCACATCCGGCATGTCCTCGGCCACCAATACAGGATAGCCCATCAGCCGTGCAGGCTCCCCCTGAGCCAGCCCGTCTGACCACAAGAACCGCCCATCCAGGTCTTTCAACTTGCGCAGGCGCCCGGCAGTCTTCGAACTCATGACAAAGCTCGCGTTGGCGCGGTATTGCGCCCCAAGCGCATAGACAAGATCAACAACTGAATCTGCCGTGACTTCGCCGTCCACACCCGTCGGAACGTAGCCAAGATTACCCCAAGTCCAGATTTCGTTGTCGATCTTGTCATGCGCAAGCAAACCCTTGGGTTTGTCGATCCCATCACCATTGATGAATGCAGCCGCCTCGGCCCGCGAGAACTTGTCGGCGATGCGTCCTGCTAACCAGCCTTCGATGTCAAACGCGGAATCGTCCAGCAAACGCTGCGACGCTTTCGGAAGCGCACTCAGTTCGTGCAACTGGACCGTGATGCGGTCGATCTGCGGGGTGGCCGTCTCGCCCACGGTACTTGTCTCGGTGGCCCAGCCCGCGCCTACATCTGTATGATCCACCAAAACGTCGTAGGATGTCGCTTCCACCTGCACCACCGACGCGATCGCACGAATAGAGGCCGTTGCATTCAAAACCGATTTCACCCGGTCAGATGTCTGCGGGTCTACCAGATAACCGCCATCCGAATTGACCGACGACGACAGCGATTTGCTCTCCATCTCAAGCCCGCGCAGACCGTCATCGTCGCCGTTGCGGATATAGGCGTTCATGGCCTTTTGATGTGGCGCGGCAGCATCCTGCATCCCACCCAAGGGCGTACGCGCAGGCAAAGTCATTTTTCGATCCAACATAGTCATTCGCTCTTCTGTTTGTTGCAACTTGGTCGTCATTTTGGCCTGAAAGCCTTTCAAATCATGCACAAAGCCGGTCATGGCCTGCCGAACTTCTTCAGCCGCCGATGCTTGGGCGTCTTGCGTTTTGATCTCAATCTGAGTCATTCAGATCCCCTTTGGTTAAAGTTGAAATAGCCTGCCCCCGGCCCTCACCGCGCCAGCAGAACCCGTGCGTCCTCGAACGCCAACGCCATGTCGCGCAGCACATCCCCGATCGCGACGAAATCACTCTTGGCCGCGACCCGCGCAGTCGGCAGCATTGGAAAGGTCACAAGCGAAACCTCCCAAAGATCAAGCTCGGTCAGCACGCGCTGGCCCGTGTCATTCTTGGCAGCGCGCACTGTGCGATACCCAATGCTCAGCCCATCAATCGCCCCGGCAACAATAAGCGCAGCAGCCTCGCGCCCCCGCGCCACGCTGTCCAGAATGCGCCCCTTGACCCAAAGACCACGCCCGTCTTCGCGAACCTCGTCCCAGACACCGATCGGCTGACTAGGATCATGTTGCCACAGCATCTTGATCCTCCGTCCCGCCTTCAAACCCGCCGCCAACGAACTGCCATAGGCTCCTTTGCTCACCACGTCGCCGCCCTGATCAACGCTGCCAAACACGCTGGCATAACCACTGATCTCGGTGCCGCCTTCGACTGTGATCCCGTCACCAAACCGGGAAAATTTATGCTCAAGCCCTGCTCCGAGATCAGGCAGATCTCTCCCGTTCCCCGACCATTGGCCGGGGTTTATCACGTCAATCTCCATGACCATCTCCTTTGAAATTCAGATCGTTAGGGCTGCACCACCAGGAAGGACTGCACCCCTTGCGCAAGGATCACCGCAACGACCCCATAAACCGTCAACCACAACCGCCGCTCAAGACGCTCCATCATCTCTTCCAGCCGGTCCAGACGGTGCAAAAGGTTTTCGTGGTGAATGGCACTGACCCTTTCATGGGCTTGCAACCTCAACCCCGGTGCGCATTCAAACCGGTCAAACTGCGGTCCCTCACTCATCAGCCGCCACCGATGGCAGCCCCAACAGGCTGCGCTTTTCCGCTTGGGTCAGGAACTCGGCCCCCGCAACCCGCGCCCATTGCGCATCGCGTTCTTGCGACAGCGCCGACACCTGATCAAGATCCGGCTTCAACGCGACAGTTTCCCCCGAAAATCCTGATAACCAAAGCGCCAGCGATGCCGTCACCCGCGTGGCCAAAGGCAAAACCGTCAACCGGTAAAACGCCCTGTGCGCCTCTTGATAGTTGGCATAGGTCGCATCCCCCGCGATCCCCAACAGCATTGGCGGCACCCCGAAAGCCAAGGCAATCTCGCGCGCTGCCGCCTCCTTGGTCTTGTGAAACTCCATATCTGATGGCGAAAATCCCATCGGCTTCCAGTCCAAGCCCCCTTCAAGCAACATCGGTCGCCCGGCATTGCGCGCACCCTGATGGTGGCTCTCCATCTCGTTGACCAAGCGGTCATACTGATCATCACTCAGCTTGCCCTGGCCGTCCGCGCCACGGTACACAATCGCCCCCGAAGGCCGCGCTGCATTGTCCAGGAGGGCTTTGCTCCAACGCGAGGCGGAATTATGCACATCCATCGCCATCGCCGCCGCCTGCATCGGGCTAAAGCCATAGTGATCATCTTGCGGATGGAAATTCTTGATATGACAAACCGGGACAACTGGCCCGCCTGCATCAAACCGATGCTTGCGACCGCCCACGGCATATTCATAGGCAATCGGCCAACCATCTCCGCCCGGCACGACCGACATCCGGTCCGACCGCAACACATGCAGATCCAGCGGCATGCCAGCCTCGGCCCCCACAGCCTCGACATAGCCATTGCCCGACAGCAAGAGCTGCGCGTAAAGCGCTTCCAGCAACTCCGCCCGGCCCTGCGCCCTGTTCGGACGGCTCACCAGATCCGCCAAAGGATGCGTCTCATAGCGCCGCTCGGCATCCTGCAACACCAAAGGCAGGGCCGCAGCGGCCTCGGCGATCAACTTCACCGCCCGAAACCCCACCGGATTGCTGCAAAAGCCCAATCGTGTCAGGCTCACCGCATCACGCGGGCTCCATGCAACCCGACCGCTGGTTTGATAAGCAACCACCGGCCCTGTGGCCGAGGCTTTCTGCTCGGGCACATCAACCGCCGCACCGCGCCTCAGAAAATCAAAAACCATGTTGGCTACTCCTTGTCTGCCCTGTCTGACGCCAACCCGACGTCTGCTCATCAACCGCCTGATCAAAATGCCTACAGACCTTTAACACCCCCCAAACTGACCGCCCGCTGCTCCCGCAACACCCCTATTTCATTTTGCCAGATAAACTCTCCCCGAAGGGCCGCTCGGCCCCAAACTCCCCCCTCACAGCAATCGCACTACCGGCGACCGCCAATGTGCGGCAGGCTCAATGATTAACTCATGCAAAGCCCACACAAGCGCATCGACGCGGTCCGGCGACCCGGAGCCTACAAAGCCCCGCGCGGTCATCCGACACATCTGGTCCTCCAAAGCATCCAAACCCGCCACATGGCCAACCCGCCCCTGTTCGTACAATGCCGCAACAGGCTCCGCCCGCGCGACCTTCCCGCGCGAGGCATGCACCGACTTGATCGGCACCAGCGGATCAATCTGACGCAAGACCTCCCCCACCATCAGCCCGCCTTGATTGGTCTCGGCCACCAGACGGTCCGCGCCATAGTGCTCCATCGCGGAAATAGCAGCCCGCGCCCAACCGGACGGCGTGGCCCCCTGCACCGTGCAATCGGCCAACACCACCGCCCGCCAGTTCTGTGGTGCCCCTTGGGTCTGCGCGCCGACAACAACAATCCCGCATTCATCCGATCCGCTGTTCGACGTGGTCGCAGGATCCAGCCCCACCACGATCCGGTCAAACGCCGGAGGTTTTTCGACCCGCCCGTCCTCCAGCATCTGCGAGGTCCACAAAGCCCCCTCGGCATCCGCCAGCAAAACGCCGTCCAGCTCCTGCCGTCCCAACCGCGTGCCGCGATAGCGCGCCCGCACCTCCTCCAGAAACGAGCCCGCCAAATTGGCCGCGTTCGCCTCGGTTGGTGCATGGGTGCTGACGGTTGACGGCGATGCCAACAATTTCTTGAGCACGCCCACATTGCGCGGTGTCGTCGTCACACAGACCCGCGGATCGTCCCCCAAACGCAGCGCGAATTGCAGCTGGTCCCAGGTTTCCTCCGCCTTCTTCCACTTGGCCAGTTCATCGACCCAAGCCGCATCAAACTGCGGCCCGCGCAGGCCTTCAGGGTCATGCGCCGTGTGAACCGTTGCCACCGCGCCATTGGGCCAAACCAGACGTTTGCGCGTTGCCTCCCAATCAGGGCGGCGGTCAGCGGGTGAACAGGCCAAAATCCCGCTATCGCCAAAGATCATGACCTCGCGCACCTGCTCGATCGTCTCGCCCACCAGCGCGACGCGACGCGCACGCCCCACATCCAAGGGACGTGCCCCTTCGACCTGCGCGCGCACCCATTCCGCGCCGGCACGGGTCTTGCCCGCCCCTCGCCCGCCCATAATCACCCAAGACCGCCACGCACCCTCGGGGGGCAATTGATGCGGCATTGCCCAAAACTCGAATAAAAAAGGGAGAGCAAGAAGCTCTCCCTCGTCCAGTTCATTCAAAAACTGGTCTTGCAGCGCCACATCGGCGGAGCCGATCCAGCTTGCACCCGATGTCAGCCCGCGCTCGATCAAGATCGAGTGCATATCCCCCACGCGCAATGCCCGCTTGCTTGTTTCTACATTCAC